CGCTGAACGTATTGATGCAATTCTTTACGGTGGTGCTGCTGGTGGCGGAAAGACCGCTGCGTTCTTGATGGACGCGCTCTACAACGCCGCCAACTACCCAGGTATGCGCATCGGTTGTTTCCGTCGCTCATATCCCGAGTTGGAAGAATCATTTCTATCTCAGTTAGCAAAATGGAATTACGGCCGCGACCTCGGCGCAAAGTGGAACAACACAAACAAAATGTTGAAGTTCCCTAACGGTTCCATTATTAACTTTACATATGCAGAAAACCTTGTTGACGCATCCCGTATTCTAGGTGGTGAGTATCAAGCATTCTACATTGATGAAGCCTCATTAATGGTGCCTCAGGTTATTCAGCACATTGAAGAGCGTCTTCGTTCGGGTAACAAACTTGTTCCCGTTATTGGACTGCGACTAGCGTCCAACCCTGGTGGCCCAGGCCACAAGTATCTTAAAGACCGTTTCATTAATCCCACTCAACGTGGTAAGAAAAGGCATCGTGAGGTAACTGAGGGTACAAACTACAGTCGCGAAGTCTGCTACATTCCGGCCAAAGCAACAGACAACCCTCACGTTAATGAAGGGTATGACGCTGTTCTTAACTCCATTCCAGACCCCCAGCGTCGAGCCGCAATGCGTGACGGTGACTGGGACGCAATGGTTGGCCAGTTCTTTGAACAATGGCAACATTCAAAACATGTTGTTCGTTCATTTGAAATTCCTAAGGAATGGCCTCGTTACGCTGGCATTGACTATGGTTATGCTGCACCATTTGCATGTGTGTGGATTGCTATTGACAATGATGAGCGTATTTGGGTTTACAGAGAGATTTGTGTTTCTGGAATTCAAGCAGACAATCAAGCAAAACTTATTCTTGATGCCGAGCACTCACATGGTGAGCGCGAAGTAATCCGAGTAGCCGACCCTTCAATGTGGGGCTCACGCGGAACACCAATGTCTATTGCTGACATTTATGGCATGGAGGGTTGTGGAATTACAAAAGCGGATAACGACCGAATTAACGGTTGGTCACGCGTTCATCAATTCCTTAACGACGGACCAGCCTGTGACATTCACAGAGCAGAAGGCATGAAACGATGCCCAATGCTTCATGTCTTTGAAGACAAGTGTCCTCAATTTATTGAAACAATCCCGGCTCTTCCTAGAAGCCAGGCAAAACCAGACGATGCGGAAACCCGTAACGTTGAAGACCACATTGCCGATGCATTGCGCTATGTTTGCATGGCGGCTGGAACGTACGCACGCCCAATTATCTACGACTCGGAGCCAACTTTTAAAACAGGTGTTCCTGACACAATGGTTATTGTCCAAGAAGAAGATGCGCCCGCACTCCAGCAACCAAACTTTGGTAGTATGTTTGTGGGAGACCTTGGGCTTAGTCCCTTTTAACGAAAGATAACCAATGGCTATTAATTCTTTTAGAAGGGGACTTGAAGAGGCTGGTGCGTTCAACGACGAAATCCTTGAAGCCCGCCCTAAGAGTGGCCCTAAGCGTGCCGGTTATGCAACCGGAGTACCTATTGGTGGTTCAACTGAAATGAACCCTGGTGAGAATGTCACCGCCGGTACACTTGACCGACCAACATTCATGCAACAATTGTTGCAAGCATATCTTGCATGTCCTTGGTCATCTGCTTCAATTGACACAATTGCTCGCACCGCAACTGCCGGTGGACTGGAAGTTGTTCACAGAGGTGGAATTAATTCACCAGAAACAACGCCAAAGACAACTCCTGAAGTTGACAAAATTCAATCACTTCTTGATTACGTAAATCCAAGCGACGATATTCGTCAACTTATGCGCAAAGTTATTACTGACCTTCTCATTTTTGGAGACGCATTCATTGAAGTAGTCTGGGCAATGGGAGAGCCAGTCGCTCTATACCCGCTTGACCCAACAACAATGGCTGTTCTTGCAGATGAACACGGTGTTCTTAGAGGATATTTCCAAAAAACACCAACAAATCGTGAGGCTCGTTTTAAGCCTAACGAAGTCATTCACATTAAGTTTGACGCACCTGGCGACACCCTTTACGGTGTAAGCCCAACGCAGAAGAACATTCTGCCTATTACTTCTTGGTTGTTTACCGCAGCACTCATCAAAGAAACGATGAAGCGCGGTGACCCACTGCGTGCTCACGTTGACTGGCCACTTGCACTTCCTGAATCGGAAATGAAGCGCCTACAACAACAGTACGCAATTCGAAACCTTGGCGCACGCAATATCGGTAACCTCTTTGAAACAAAGGGTGGTGCCATTGTGCATGAAATGGGAACAAACCAGATTAATAACTGGCTTAACACCCTTCAACAGCGCCGCGACGAAATCTTGTCTGGGTATGGTGTACCACCTTCAAAGGTTGGTGTCATCGAAGCCGGTAACCTTGGGGGAGGAACCGGCACCCAGCAAGACAAAACTTTCCGTGTTAATACGGTAGGACCAATTCAAGAATTAGTTCTTGAAAAAATGTCCTTTCACCTTATGTACCAAGCCTACGGTATTACCGACTGGATTCTTAAGTTTGGTGTTGTTGACTGGCGAGACGACGAAGTTATTGAACTTATTCGTGACCAGCGCATCCGTAACGGTACATGGACAGTTAACCGTGCCCGTGCAGACATTGGAGAACCACCAATTCAAGGTGGAGATGACCCAATTCTTGTTGACCGTCAGAACATGGTTCTATGGTCAGACCTCAGTGACCTATCTAAGGCCAACCTTCAGGTTGTTCAGATGCAGGGTCAAACAATGAATGCACCAGTTGCCCCAACCACTAACCCTGGTTCAAAGGTAAGCGGCACTACAACTAGGTCGCCAAAAGACAAGGCAACAAAAAAGTCCAGTGGACCTAAGAAGCCTGGTCAAGCACCACTTCCAATGACACCACAAAGCGCACCAAAAGGAACCGAATCTGTATCGGAGTCTTTAGAAGATGAGCAATAACGAACCAAACGCTTACAGCGAAGGTGGCATCATTGATGCAGACACTTTTCCTCAAGCAGACCAAACAAAGCCTATTTTTAAGTTTGTTTCATACAAAGGAATGACCGCTGCTAAAGCCGCAGCATTGGTGTCCAAAGAAGTCGGCTAATGGCCGAAAGTAAACGTTTTCTTGGTCAAGCAGCCGCTTATGCGATGCACGCCAAACACCCTTCTGGAATGCAAACTGCAGCGCAGTTGGCAGCAGAACGAGCAAACCTTGCAAAAGCAAGAATGGCTCGCGGGCAATTTAGGCATACAACAGCAGCAACGTTTCATTCTTTGCATAAATCAACGGTTAAATCTCGTGGAGACGCAGCACGTGCTCGTCTATACAGAATGACAGAAATAGCAAGTGTTAAGAACCACGTCAGAGGAAGTCGTTGGCTTGCTTATCACAAAAGAGCAACGATTAAAAAACCAAGTATTTCTGGAAAATTTAGAAAATTTAGGGGAAGCATATCCCCTGGTCGTTATGGCCAAAGAACTTCATGGGGAACTTCTACAAGGCCCCGACACACACAACGCTTAAGAATTCGTTCCAAGCGTTTTACACACGTCAAGCGCTGGAAGAACCACGGAAAGAGATTTACTCCGAGGTAAAAAGTCTTAAAACATTGACAAGTATGGTTTAATTGTTGTTAAGGTTCCAGTTCGTTTTATTTTATAAAAAAATAAAATTAAAACCGTAAAGCAAAGTAAACTATGACAGACAGTTTTTCACCACCACAACAAGTTAGGGCAAATGCTGCACGTTCACTAGAACTGCGCAGGAAGCACAATCGTGGCATGACCGCCGTAGGCGTTGCTCGTGCACGAGACCTTTCTAATGGTAAAAACATATCTGCCGACACCATTAAAAGAATGCACTCATATTTTGCTCGTCACGAAGTTGACAAAAAGGGCAAAGACTGGGCAAATCAATCAAACCCATCTGCAGGATATATTGCTTGGCTTGGTTGGGGCGGAGACGCTGGACGTTCTTGGGTTAATGGAATCATTAAAAAACTAGACGCTAAAGAATCTCAGGAGAACCCAACTATGGCTTCAACAAAGGCTGCCACTATTCGTGGAATATTTTTAAAGCCGGGCCTTTCAAAAAACCGTCGTCTTTACACACGCGGCAACATTGCAAAGGCAGTAGAACGCATGCAAGGCCAGATTCAATCTGGTGAAGGAATGCCATTAAACATGGCTACCAGCCACGCAGCGGCTTTCCAAGACGACGCAACCTCAACAGTTGGTCGCATTACAAACGTAAAACTACTTGCTGATGGTTCTGCTCAATTTGAAGCAGAAATTGCAAACACCGCTCACGGCCGTGATGTTGCAAACCTTGCTGCAGGAAAGTTTATTAAGGGCGTTTCTATTCGTGGAGAATGGCGTGGCAATCCAGAAACGGTTGTTCACACCGATGGTCAAGAAGCAACAACTGCTGACGACCTTGCTATTCACGGTATTGACTTCACCAACAGCCCAGGCGTTGAGGGTGCAGAAATTCAATACGCCTCTCTTGCAGAGTCACACAACAAACTTGCAATCTTTGAATCAGTTGAAACCGTAGAAGTTGTTTCACGTGATGAAGAAATGGTTGCCTACGAAGCCGCTGACGTAATTCGCGACGCCGTAGAAACAGCAGTAGAAGACGCTGTAAATTCAATCTTTGAAAAAGACGCATCTAAGCCTTACGGCAATGTAACGTACGCTGACCCTGGTTACCAAAAGGACAAGAAAAAGCGTTACCCAATTGACACTGCCGCACACGTTCGTGCTGCTTGGTCATACATTAATCAAGGTGACAATGCTAGTTTGTACACAACTGCTCAACTTTCTCGAGTTAAATCTCGCATTAAGTCAGCAGCAAAAAAGTTTGGTATTAACATTGTTAGCGAGCAGGAACAACTTGCTAATGACTTTCAAGAAATTTTAGAGGCCTATGCTTCTATTTCGCTTGTTAATGACTACGACACAATTAATGTTACTGGTCAAACAAATGACCCTCATAAACTAAGGATTGTTGCTAATCGTATTGCTTTTGGTGCTATTGCTGCTATGCACGCAATTGACCCAGATGACGATGGCGACATTTACTTATCTAAGCCTGACTGGTCACAGGTTGATGCAACTGGCGATGCTGGTGGCATGGGACCAGAGGATGAATCTATGGAAGACGACAACAACATGGAATGCGAACACTGTGGCGCACCTGGTTGCCCAGCAGATGCAGAATTTTGCCCTAGTTGCGGAGAAGCAGTTTCTACTCCGTCAATGATGACAAAAGAATGCGAATCTTGCGGTACCGAGTGTCACGAGGATTCAATCCATTGTCACATGTGTGGAGCGCCTTTGCCAACTTCAATGACGGCAAATGCACTTGGCTGTGGCAATTGTGGAGAAACAACCCCACAAGACGCCATGTACTGCCCAAGTTGCGGAGACCCTGTACCACAGGCTGAAGCAAGTAAAAAGGATTACTCAAAGATTATTCCTAATCGTAAGGGTGAACCAGCAGATAAAAAACTTTACGCAGCAGTTCTTGCTGACGCAAAGAAAAAATTCGATGTATATCCATCCGCTGTTGCTAACGCTTGGGCTTCCCAAGAGTACAAAAAGCGTGGTGGAACATACACGACAAAATCGGCAGAGTCAAGCGACAATGCCCCAACTCAAGAAATGGAGACAGAAGTGTCAGATGAAAACACCACTGAAGAAGTGGCCGCAGAAATCACTGCTGTAGAAACTCCGGCTGAAGAGGCAACGCTTGAAACCGCTGCTACTCGTACGCTGAGTGACGCAGACCTTCAAGCCCTTGCATCAATGATTGTTGCTGCACAGGCTACCAAAGAATCAGACGAAGTTGTTGCAGACGCAGAAGTAGCACCAGAAGCAGAGGCTGAAGCCGCTGAAGAAATTGCTGCCGAAGAAGTTGCAGCCGAAGAATCACACGAATCCAAGGAGATTACAGTGACTGAAAATACATTTACTATGGAGCAAGTTCAAGCCATGGTGGCAGAGGCTGCTGCTGCAGCCGCAACTGCTGCTGTTGCTGAAGCCAAGAAGAGTGCAGTTGAGAACTACCGTAACGGCAACACCGTTTACCGTAAGGGACTCACCAGCACTTCTGTAGGAAACGACGCCTCTGACTTGTCAGAGTCGGAGGAACTGGACCCACGTCAACTTGCAGAGATGAACTCTTCTGCATTTCGTAAGGTTCAGAATGAAGTATGGGGTTCAACTCCATTCTTCGCAAACAAGTTTGCTCAAGCCGACCGCGGCTTCTAAGCAATTAAAAATAAACCCCTATCCAATACATATAAGGAGAATTAGCAATGGCTAACGATTTGGAAGAGGCCTTAACTGCTGCTGGTGCTGCTGCACTAGTTCAGAAGCAGATTGACCCAGTATTGCTTGAGTACCAGCGCCGCTATGCGCCACTAGTACGCTCGCTACCTACGGTCAAGTGGGGCTCAACAGTTTACTACTTCAACAAGCGTACAACGCTTCCTCAGGGCGGATTCGTCACTGATGGCGGTGCACGTCCAGTATCAACATCTAACTACGCACAAGAGAATTTCCAAATTCGCTTGCTACAAAGTGTCGGTGCTGTAACTGGTTACTCACAGGCTGTAACAGCAGACTTGATTGGCGACCTTCGTGCTCGCGAAATCGAGGGTGCTGCTCGTGGTCTTTACTGGGACATTGAGAACTCGCTAATTTGGGGTGCAGAAGCACCTACAATTAACGGTCCTTACCCACAATTCGATGGACTTGACGTAATTTGCTCGTCATTCTCATCAGCATCTACTGGCGGACCTTCTGCTGGTATCGGTGGCGGTGCAATTGACAACTACGGTGGTGCTTCAACATGGGGCGCTCCAGGATTCAACCCTTGGGTTGATGGTGTTGACCAAAATGCAATCGACTTCGGTGGAAACTCACTAACACTTGGTGGACTTGACCTCCTCATTGACCTTGTTGAAAGCAATGTCGCTGAGCCAGTTGAGAACTCAGAGTGGATGTTCCTCATGTCACCTAACGCAAACAGTCGTCTTGCCCAGTTGCTTGTTAACCAACAACGCTTCATGGACCAAGTTGAAATTGCTGCTGGTTTGATTGTACCTACATACCGTGGTGTGCCAATTGTCAAGACTTCATTCTTGTCACCACGCACAAACGTAATGTCAACCGTATCTGGCGCTGCAACTGGAACAGGCACACTTTCAGGAGACTTCACATACGCAGTCGCACCTGTTATTGCCCGTTACGGTGAAATTCAGGCTGCTAAGACTGCTAAGTTGTCACCTTCAACAACTGCTTGCACCCTTACGTTCTCGACACCTGTCGGTCCAGAAGGCGCACAGCCAACGCACTACAAGGTATACCGCGCTGCAGGTTCAACACCTGGAAACACAGACTTCAACCTACTCGGTATTGTAGACGCAAACTTCCTTGACAACACTGGTGCTGCTTACGCAACTACCAAGATTGTTGACAACGGAACTACACTTGTTGCTTACAATGGTTCGCACGCTCAGGCTTCTCCAACTGCGGCTTACGCATACGGAAACGCTGGATTGCACCCACTTACCTCTGCTGGTGAGCAAAGCATCTTCCTAATGTCTCGTGACCCTAACTACATCGTACGTCCACACGTACGTGAAATGCAAGCGGTTAACGTTTACCCAACTACTGCATCGCCTGACAGCCTGCCATTCGCATTCGTTGCGGACACCACGCTTGCTGTTCGTGCGCCTAAGTACATTGGTCGTCTTGCCAACGTTGCAAGTGCTTTGGACAGTAAGGCTGGTAATGGTTCAACACCTACCTCGTCTTTCTCTCCTAACTTCATCGTTGACTAATTAGGAAAACTGATTTCAGCGCGGCGGGTGGGTTCCCTCGTTCCTCCCCCACCCGCCGCGCTGGATTTCTCTTTGAAAGGATTTACCATGGTATTACTAGCAGCAAATGAACCAGGCGGCACAGAAGGCTTCTCTTGGGAGAAGACCGGTGACGCTGGAGCCATTGAGGTTCCACCACGCGTGGCTCACGCACTTCTTTCAATCCCTGGTGAACTTTACTACGTTGTACAAAAAGAAGTAAAAAAGATTGAAAAAGAAGTAGAAGCGGAAGTTTCTAAGGTTGAAAAGGTCGTTAAAAAGACCACTCTTAAGGAATTCAAGGAACAGAAGGAAGCATCAGTTTCCGAAGATGTATCCGAAGCACTAGATGTTGCTTCACCAACTAAGCGCAAATCCAAGGATTAGGTAATTATGGCAAAAAACAACGGTTCACAATACAAGGACCCTGTTTCACTTGCCAGCGTTGCTGACCTTTCGAAGCGCTACCCTGAGTTAGTCGTTGACATTGAACCAACTACCCTTGCGGATATTTTGGTTGAAGCAACTTCTCACTTAGAGGACCGCACAGGTCGTCGCTTGGCACCATTTCAGAATCACTTGTTCCAAGAACGACTATTCGGTATTGACCCATCTGAGTATGGGAACAATGCAGACATGCCTATGGATATTTATGGTTCATTGGGCCTATCTCAAGCCATCGCATTGGGTGCGTCGACTCTTGTACGTCACTTTTGGCTTGACCATTTCGCTCCGGTATATCCGGAACTATGGACATACGATATTCAATCTATGGCCATTATTCGCACCTATGGTGACTATCAACCAATTAACTTTGCCCATGGCGGAATAATTGGCCCAGACATTACTGATGGTCACGTATGGCTACGCTTAGGAACATTTGCCCCTGAAGGAACAAGGGTTAATGTTGTTTACAATGGTGGATATACCAAAGGTATTCCTCCATCACTTCGTCGTGCCTGCCTATTCCAGGCCGCAAAATTTATCATTCTTGAGTTTGAACCACAAACTCGTCGTGAAATGAATCTTGACCAAATTGACCAACAGATTGACCTTTTGATTGCCCCGTGGGTAAGAGGATAAAGTGGCAATCTCCAATGATGGTCGCAGTGGAATTAATGTAACCCTTAAAGGCGCAAAAGGCGATTATTACGGGGAAGGCATAACAGAATTTACGCACAAACTTGAAATGCTCTCTGCGCGTTTAAAAAACCCACAACCAGCATTAAGAGAAGCAGAAATGCTTTTTGCTTTAATGGAAGCAGAAATATTTCAATTCAATGGTTCCTCTCCAACGTTTGGTGTTTTTAACACATGGAGGCCCCTTGCGCAATCTACGCTTGATAAATTAGGGCCCGCATTTGCTAACAAAAAACCTTTGGTTGGTCCTACTGGTGCTTTAAAA